AAACAACAAACTATTCAAACAACTAGAGTTCCTCAGATTGAAAGAATTGATATAGAAGACCAGAGAGTTATCAATAATAGAGTAACAAAAGAAGTTGCTCAGAGTACAACAATTACAGGAGTTTCAGCTAGACTAATTGGTAGATCTTTTGGAGGCAGATTTGGAAGAAGAGGACGAGGAACAGATACTAGAGTTAGAAATAGAGTAAGAAGAGGAAGATTTAGAAGAGGAAGAAATAGAGGAAGAAGAGGTGGAAGGAATAGGGATCCAATAGCACAAACATTCCAAATTACTGATGAGTATCCTAATGGTATCTATCTCACATCAATTGATGTTTTCTTTCAATCAAAAGATGAAAGTATTCCAGTGACCTTACAAATTAGACCTGTTGAAACTGGACTGCCAGGATCCACGATAATACCGTTTGGTGAGGTAATTTTAGATCCGAGTGAAGTTAATATTTCACAGGATGCATCAATACCAACCAAATTTACATTTGATTCTCCTTTATATTTGCCAGGCGATAATGAACGTTTTGCAATTGTTTTAATTTCTAATTCACTAAATTATAATGCTTGGATATCAAGAATGGGAGAGGTAGACATATCTACTGCTGGATTACCTGATGAACAACAAGTTATAATTAGTCAACAACCATACTTAGGATCTTTGTTCAAATCACAGAACGGTGCTACATGGGATCCAAGTCAGTTTGAAGATTTGAAATTTACCATTTTCCAGGCGGAATTCAATTCAGAAACAGCGGGTGTAGCTAGATTCTTTAGTCCACAGTTACAGGAAGGTAATGATCAAGTTATAACCTTACCAGAAAATTCAATTACTGCTCTTTCTAAAAAGGCTGTGGTTGGATTAGGAACAACCATTCCAGATACAGCTGGATTAGTCCCTGGCGTTACAATTAGTCAGTTTGGTAATTTAAATGCCTCTGCAACTCTAATCAATGTCGCTGGTGTTGCAACTATGGGTGGGCCAAATGATTTAAGTATCATTAATCCTGGCGTCGGTTATACACCTTCAAGTGGTTCTCTTACATACTCTAGTGTCCCAATGGTTACTCAAACAGGTGAGGGAACTGGAGCGGTTGGAAACATTACAGTTAATAATGGAGTGATAAGTGCAGTCACTCTTACTGATGGTGGTAAAAACTTTGCAGTTGGTGATACTTTAGGAATTGGAACACTTGGTCTTGGAAATGGAAGTGGAGCTGTTGTTTCTGTTGGTTTAATTACTGAGAGAAATAGTTTAGTGATTGATAACATCCAAGGTTCATTTAACACTGGTATTGGAACAATTGGATTCAATAATGGTTCACAAGTTCTTGGATTAGATGGAACCACTGGTATTGGAACCACTGTTGAAGGTAATATCGGAAGTGGTGTAACTATTACAACCTTTGATGTTGATACAGACAATGATGGATTACATTTTAAAGTTGATCATAGATCTCATGCATTACACGCTTTTAATAACCTAGTTACAATATCTGGTGTTGACTCTGATGTTCCTGAGACAAAATTAACTGCTGATTATGACAATAACTCTCTATCAGATATACCTGTAATCGCAGCATCTAATTTTGCAACATTCGAGGGTGTTGGTGTCGGAACAACAAATTATGGATATGCGATTTTAGGGGATGAAATTATTTCTTATACTGGTGTTTCAGATAGTTCGATTACTGGTATCACCACTAGAGGTATTGATGCTACAATTAAATCAAGTCATTCATCTGGAGATGTAATTAAAAAGTATGAATTTGCTGGAGTTTCTCTCCGAAGAATCAATAAGACTCATGATATGAACAATCCAGCTGCAACTGTAACAGATCCAAAAGATTTAGATTTCTATCATATCAAAGTTGATATGAATAGTGATGGAACAGACAGAAGTGGCGGAACTTTACCAGATCGATTCTTCTCATCAACAAAACGTGCTGGTGGTTTAAATGTAACTGCAACACAAAACGTGCAGTTTGAAACTCTCACACCTAATGTTCAAACCTTACTACCAAATGCAACAACTATTGGTGGTAGAGTAAGGACAATCTCAGCAACAAGTATTGATGGTTCTGAAACATCATTTGTTGATCAGGGATTTGTGGATATTACACTTGATGATATGAATCATTTTGAAACACCTCGAATGATTGCGTCTAAGGTAAATGAAGATAGACAATTAACAGATTTACCTGGCAATAAGTCAATGACATTTGAGTTTGCAATGACTAGTGCAGATGACAATGTTTCACCAGCCATTGATTTGGATCGAGTTAGTGCAATATTAACCACAAACAGAATTAACAGTCCTGTTTCCGATTTTGCATCAGATTCGAGAGTTAATCAAACAGGTCAAGATCCTTGTGCAGCAACTTATGTTTCTAATTTAATTGTTTTAGAAAATCCAGCAACAAGTCTTAAAGTTCAATTTGCTGCATATCGAAGAGACAGTTCTGATATTAGAGTCATGTACAAAGTTCTTTCTGAAGGAGAATCTGAAAATAGTATGGAAAAAGATTTTGATTTATTCCCAGGCTTTGCTAACATAGATCAAAATGGTAATATTATTAACAAAACTAATAATAACGGAAAACCTGATGATCCTGTAACACCCACTGTTCATGAAACATTTAAAGATTATGAATTCACACTTGAAGAGTTAGCACCATTTACAAGATTCCAAATCAAAATTGATATGGTTGGAACTAATCAAGCACAACCACCATATATTAAAGATCTTAGAGCTATCGCACTTGCATGATGGAAGAAGAAATTGAACTAGTCCCTGTCGAAGGTAAAATCGGACTCTATCGAGATTCCGATTCTACAGCTATCATTAATTGTGACAAAAAGGCGTATTTGGATTATATGAAACGCAAAAAAATCTCAAAAGCTAAAAGTAATGAGTTGAATAAAATGAAAGAAGACCTTGATAATGTAAAGGGTGAACTAGGAGAAATCAAAGGCCTCTTATCTACTCTTGTTCAAAAACTAAATAATTAGAAAAATGGCACAACAGGTAATCACTTTTGATCCAGATGTCGCTGTTCCATATGGTGTAAATCTTACCATATTTTCTGGTGCTGATTTTAACACTACTTTTACGATTAGAACTTCTGCTGGTTCTAGTATAGATTTTTCTAACTATACTGGAAGAAGCAATATGAAGAAATCTGCGATTGGAACTGCAAATACTTTTGGCGTGACACTTGGAGACACAGATGGTAAAGTTACTCTTTCTATGGGTTCAACTGTAACTAGAAGTTTATCCGAGGGTAGATATCTATATGATGTTAACGTAAGTTCTGGTTCCACTTTCTTTAAAATTATAGAGGGTAATGTGCTTGTCAGAACAGGTATTTCAACTTAGAGGTGAAGAATGGCTCAACCAAGTTCCAGAGAAGGATTAATAGATTACGCAAAAAGACAGTTGGGTTTTCCTGTCTTAGAGATTAACGTTGCAGATGAACAGTTTCAAGATCTGTTAGATGATGCTATTCAAATATATCAAGAGAGACATTATGACGGCATCGCAAGGATGTATTTGAAATATAAGATTACGCAAGATGATATTGATAGAGGACAAGCAAGAGGAGGAGATTCCACTCTTGGAATTACAACAACCACCACAACATCAACAGTTGGTTTATCAACAACTTTTGATCTTGAGGAGAATAATAATTATATTCAAATGCCTCCATCTGTAATTGGAGTTAATAATATTTTTAAAGTTAGATCAGATACAGTTTATGATGGTTTGTTTAATATACGATATCAATTATTTTTAAATGATTTATATGCCTTTGGATCTATCGATCTTCTTCAATATTCAATGGTTCAAACTAAATTAGAAGACATCACTTTCTTATTAAATCCAAATGTAAGATATAGATTTAATATTCGTCAAGATCGTCTTTATATTGACGTTGATTGGGCAGCTGCAGTAAACGTAGATGACTACTTTGTGATTGATTGTTTCCGTGTTTTAGATCCAAATGATTTCACAAAAGTGTACAACGATCAGTTTTTAAAGAGATACTTCACTGCGTTATGTAAAAGACAATGGGGTCAAAACTTAATAAAATTCCAAGGAGTTCAATTACCTGGCGGTATTCAACTAAATGGTCGTCAAATCTATGATGATGGAGAAAGAGAGCTCGCAGAAATCAGAGCGAAGATGTCCAGTGATTACGAAATGCCACCACTTGATATGATTGGATAATGTTAAATCCATTTTTTCTACAAGGCTCTAAAGGAGAGCAAGGTTTAGTACAAGACTTAGTTAATGAACAACTAAGAATGTATGGCATCGAGTGTCATTACATTCCTCGTAAGTTGATGACATCAAGAACAATTATGAAAGAGGTGATTGAATCTAGATTTGATCAAGCATTTCCTCTTGAAGCATATTTGATGAATATTGATGGATATGCTGGATCAGGAGATGTTCTCACAAAGTTTGGTATTAGAGTTACCGATGAAGCAACATTTGTAATATCTAAAGAAAGATTTGAGGAAGCAGTTGCACCATTTTTAGAACAACAGGAAGATGATTATGAATTATCAAATCGTCCAAAAGAAGGAGATTTAATATTCTTTCCTTTGGGAAAAAGAATGTTTGAAATTAAGTTTGTAGAACATGAGAGACCATTTTACCAACTACAAAAGAATTATGTCTATCAATTACAGTGCGAATTATTTGAATATGAAGATGAAGTCATTGATACAAATGTAAATGCAATTGATGAAGTTGTTCAAACAGAGGGTTATATTGCAAGATTAGTTGTGTCAGGTATTGGTAGCACTGCAACTGCAAATACAACTCTTAATTTTGGTGCGGTTCAACAAATATTTTTACAGAATGATGGATATGGATATCTCACCGCACCAACTGTTTCAATTAGTACATCACCTGGCGTAGATGCGACTGCGGTTGCAATCATGACATCTCGATCTGGTATTGGAACTGCAAAATCTATCGATAAAATTCTTTTAATCAATCCTGGCAGTGGATACATCGGAATACCCACTGTAACCGTGCCAGGCACTGGTATAGCGACTGCTGGCATCACTACTTTAGGTTCGGTAGGTATTGTTACAATTACGTCTGGTGGTTCTGGTTACACTACTACACCAAATGTTGCGATTACTACCGCACCATCAGGAGGAACAGACGCAGCTGCTGAGGCAGTAATGGTTGGTGGAACGATCAGTGCAATCAGAATTAGTAATGCTGGTAGTGGATATACAACTGCACCAACGATTACAATCGGCGCTGCAACATCAATAGGAGATGGTGATTATATCTTCAATGAAACAGTTCAAGTATCATCAGATTCTTCAGAAACTGCAAGAGTTAAAGTATGGGATGCAAACTCTAGAACTTTGGATGTAAGTATGTTAACTAAGATGCAATTTCAAGTTGGCGAAAAGATTAAAGGTCTTGAATCTGGTGCAGAATATGTAATACTATCAGTTGATTATGATACACCAAATGATTATCCAAATTCACAATATAAGGCGGATCAATATAATGATAATGCAGACTTTGAAACCGAAGCTGATGCCATTTTAGACTTTTCTGAGGGCAATCCGTTCGGAACATTCTAAATAGTTAGAAAGCTTTGATATGTTAGGTACTTATTTCTATCATGAAATATTAAGAAAGACAGTTATCGGTTTCGGTACTCTCTTTAATAATATTAACGTTCGACACAAAGATGCGAGTGGGACAAATTTTAGTGTCTTGAAAGTGCCATTGGCTTATGGGCCAATGCAGAAATTCTTGGCAAGAATTCAACAACAACCAGATTTAGACAGAGAGACAGCTATAACTCTTCCTAGATTATCCTTTGAGATGCAAGGATTACAATATGATCCAACTCGAAAGACTGGAATCGCACAAACATTCCTTACAAAAAATGGAACGAATGCAAAAAAAGTTTATATGCCTGTTCCATACAACGTAGGGTTTGAACTTAGCATTATGGCAAAGTTAAGTGATGATGCATTACAAATATTAGAACAGATTGTTCCTTACTTTCAACCATCATTTAACATCACAGTTAATTTAATTAGTTCAATAGGTGAGAAAAAAGATATTCCAATAGTTTTAGAAAGTATAAACTATAGTGACCAATATGAAGGAGGTTTTGATAGTCGTAGAATTATAATTTATACTCTATCATTCACCGCAAAAACTTATCTGTTCGGCCCAGTTGCAGATAATCCAGAAGGTCTTATCAAGAAAGTTGATGTTGACTACTATACTGATACTAATATTAAAACTGCAAGACGTAATATTAGATACAGTGCAACACCAACTGCAAAGGAAAATTATGATGATGATACAGCAACAGTTATTGATGGTGCAATATCTGAGAAGGTCACAACCTTCAAGGTTAGTGCAACCACCGATCTAGCTGCAAATCAGAGAATTATCATTGATACTGAAATTATGAAAATTAGAAGTATCAGTGGTCAGAATATAACCGTGTTCCGTGGTCATGATAACACGATTGCTGCTAAACATGAACACAATACATCTATTGGTGTTCTCAGTGCAACTGATAATGCATCAATTGAATTTGGTGATGATTTTGGATTTGATGAAATGACATCATTCTTTAGTGATGGTAAGGAATTCAGTCCTTCACAGGGTATAGACATCTAGGAGAGTTATGAAAAATTTTGATTCTATCGAGGAAGCACTTAATGTTGATACAGAGGTCGTTGAAAACGATAAGATTGAACCTCGAAAGAATCAACTGAAAAAGAGTGACCAAAACGATTCTGAAAAAGATTATGAATACAGTCGTGCAAACTTATACTCTCTCGTTGAGAAAGGACAAGAAGCAGTGAATGGTATATTAGAATTAGCACAAGAGTCAGACTCTGCAAGAGCATATGAAGTCGCTGCAACTACAATCAAAGCAGTTGCAGATACAACAGACAAACTTATTGACTTACAGCAGAAGATGAAGGATCTTGAACAAGATCCAAACAAAGGGCCTACAAATGTTACAAACGCATTATTTGTAGGTTCAACAGCGGAGTTATCAAAATTAATCAAGAATCAAAATAAAGATGATAAATGAAATCTCCAGAACTATCAGAATTTTTTAGTCTTCTCGGAAAGGCCAAGAAAGAAAAGAAAGAGGAGTTTGATAATCTTCTCAAGGAAGCAGACATCAATCTTGATGTCCTAACTTCGTCTGTCGTTACTGGAATCAAGGAAGCAAAAGTAAACATAAAAAAACAAAAGAAGAAAGAAGAAAAATTAATTGAACAACTAGATTCGATAATAGATGTAATCGAAAATCCAAAAGAAGTCAAAGATATCACAGAACCAGCAGTGACTGTTGGAGTGCCTGAAGATTTTGATGTGTCTTCTTTAGAGGACGCTGATGATAATCCATCATTTGAAGTTGTTGATTTAATCAAACCAGAACCGATTAAAACACCAAAGATAAGTGATACCGTTGCACAGGCAATTAAGTTTATTGAGGAAACAAATCTAAAAGAAGAAATTGAAAATTCAGATGAGACGAGTTTAGATAATCTTAAATCAGAAATCAAACAAGTTAGAGATATATTATACAAAGTTCTTGCACACGGGCCAGGATCTGGTGAAGTTAATCTTTTAAAGCTTGATGATGTTGATGAAGATAGTGCAAAGGTAGATGGCAAGGTTCTTCAATATCAAGCGTCAACTGGTAAATTTATAGGTGGTTCTACTTCAGGGATTGGAACACAAGATAGTCTAAACACATCAGGAATCATCACTGCTGCACAGTTCTCAGGATTCAGTCATCTAATAGCACCACACGCATCAACTAAGACAATCACAGTCAAGGTTGCGAGTAAGATAGATGGAGAACACAGATATTATGGAAGTGGAAGTGATAACGGATATGTTTTAGATAATGTTCAATCACCATTTCTTACACTTACTCCTGGCAGAACATATCGTTTTGATGTGTCAGACAGTTCAAATAGTAGTCATCCATTTCGATTCTATCTTGATGCTGCAAAGGCAACTGCATATACAACAGGAGTTACAGTTGGGTCAGGTTATGTTGATTTAGAAGTTACAGATTCCACACCTACAATTCTTCATTATCAGTGCTCATCTCATGGATATATGGGCAATGCGATACAGATAAATTCAAGTAATGCAATCAAGTTAAACAGTCAGGACGCATCATATTATCTAAACTACAATAATTTTTCAAACACTCCAACCATACCGTCAAACAATAATCAGTTGACAAATGGTGCTGGATATATCACAACTTCATTCACTAATACCAATCAACTCACAAACGGTGCTAACTTTATCACCGCAAGTGATAACATTACAGGGACTTCTGCTGGATTAACAGGGACACCAAGTATTACAATTAACGGACTGACTGCAGCGACTGGAACATTCAGTGGAAACGTAACTGTTGGTGGTGTCTTAACATATGAGGATGTAACAAATGTAGACTCAATCGGAATCGTTACCGCAAGAGCTGGAGTTTTAGTTGGTAGTGGTATCACATTGAGTAAAGACGGTGATGTATTTGCAACAGGTATCACAAGTTCAACTAAAGTTCATGTTGGTGTAGATACAGGAGTTTATGGTGAAGATTTAGTAGTAACTGGAGATGCCAGAGTCACTGGTATTTTAACAATTGGTACAGGTTCGATTGTTCTTGACCCAACTGCAAAACAACTTCGTGGTCTTGAAGAGATTGTTATTGGTATTGCAAACACAATCACTATCAAACAAGATAGTAAAGGTGAGATTGAATTTACTGATGCAGTTGGAACTCCTAAGTCTGTTGGAATTGGAACCACTGTATCTGTTAACACATCTGGTATTATCACTGCATCAAGTTTTGTGGGTGGCTTTACGGGTGACTTAACGGGAACAGCGTCTAATGCTACCACGGCAGCGAATGCTGTAACACTTAATGACTTAGCTGGGTCACACTATCTTAACTATAATAACTTTACAAACACACCAACCATACCCTCTAATAACAACCAACTTACTAATGGTGCTGGTTTTATTACTGGGTCTGCCCTGAATGCATCAAATCTAAATTCAGGAACAATACCAGATGCAAGATTCCCATCTACACTACCAGCGATATCTGGTGCAAACTTAACTGGTATTGCAGCGACTGAAAATATCAGAACTAATACAAACGCAACCTTCCTACAGAATGTAAACGTATCTGGAACTACAACTGCAACAACATTTATTGGTGATTTAACTGGTGATGTAACTGGTGACTTAACAGGAACCGCATCAAACGCCACACTGGCAGTCAGTGCTCAAGGTTTAACAGGTTCTCCAACAATTACTATTACTAATGTAAATGCTGTTGATGCAGTTATTAGTGGTAACTTATCTGTTGCTGGAACGATTACATCTCTAGATCAGAATGATATCTCTGTAACTGGTATCATGACCGCATCTGCTGGTGTGGATCTTGGAGATCCAGGCATTGTCACACTTTCAAGTGATACTTTAACAACTACATCTACAAGTGCAGATACAATATCAAGTATCTCTGCAACAGTATTTCGATCTGCAACTTTCCAAGTTCAAGTGACAAGAGGAACTCAATATCATATGACAACAATCAACGTGATTCATAACGGAACAGTTGCGTTTATGAGTGAGTATGGAACGATTCGGACAGGTGCAGTTCTTGCCACATTTGACGCTGATATTAACAGTGGTAATCTAAGACTTCGTGCAACACCTACGTCTGCCGATTCCACAGTATTTAAATTATCTAAGACTACAATAAAAGTATAAATATACTTGAAGATACGATTCATTCATGGCTAAGAAGTGTCCGCCAGGCAAATATTACTGTTTTACAGATAAGAAATGTAAGAAGATTCCTCGTGGGTATCACATAGGTGCTCGTGGATATCTTGCAAGAGGAGATAATCGTTCTGATAGTGGAAATGGTAACGGTAACGGCAATGGTAACGGAAGTTCTAACGGAAATGGGAACGGCGGGAATGGTTCTGGAAATGGTAACGGTGGTTCTGGTGGTAATGGTGGTGGCAATGGCGGTGGTGGAATGGGTGAATCGATAATTTACGAAAAGTCAAATCCTCGTATTCCAAGAAAAGCAGGACAACCAGCAAAATCTAAAAAACACTCTGACTTATATACTGATGAAGATCCTAAAGGAACTATTCATGGACTTGGTTTCAAGGACGTGGCTAAAGCAAAAGCGTCTGTCTCAAAAATCAGGAATTCTTCTAGATCGCATGCTCATAAGATTCAAGCGGCTGTTGCTATGGAACAAAGGGCGAGAGAGATGGGTAAAACCTCTGAAGCGGCTGTCTACAGAAAATACATCAATGCAATGAAAAAGAAAACTAAGAAAATGAACGAAGCAGCAAACCCTGCACAACAAGCTGCGATTGCAATTGATATGAAGAAGAAAGGTAAGAAACCTAAGAGCGTAAAGGAGGAGACCATGACTCCAGCACAGAAGAGAAAAGATACCATGTTGAAGAAAAAATATGATAAGTCTGATATGAAAAAGAGCATGCAGAAACAATATGGTAAAGAAGAAGGTAAGAAGGTTTATTTTGCAACGATTCGCAAACAGGCCATGGAAGGTGTTGAAGATGATAAATATAATGTAAGCGAAGAAGGTCTTCGTGATTGGTTTGGTAAATCAAGTGGTACTACCAAATCTGGACGTAAGGTGAGAGGATGGGTTCAAGTTGGTGGTAAGTATGATGGTAAACCATGTGCAAGACAGCCTGGCCAGAAATCAACTCCTAAGTGTGTGTCATCTTCCAAGAGAAGGTCGATGAGTAAGAATGAAAGAGATAGTGCTGCAAGAAGAAAGAGAGCTGCTGATCCAAATCAACCACAGAAGTCAGGTGCAGCAAAACCAACTAATGTTTCTACTGATCCAAAAAGAAAAATGAAAAAAGAAGAGTACACCGTAGAAAATATCTTTAAAGGTACAAAGGGTGATGGATATCTTGGAAAAACACCAATACCAAATCCTATTCGTCTAACTAAAGATGTGGTTGATACTGTAAATAGACAAACTAAAAAGAGAGTTGATGACATAAACAAAATTTCTCCAGGCAGCGGATCAGTGAATATACCTAAACCATTTAATAAAAAAGTAAGTCCAGCTACCACAAGATATTTGGGTATTAAAAACGAAGAAAAAATAACAGAGAAAAAGAAATTTGGATCTGGTGGTGATCCGATCAAGAAGCCAGGTTTCATTGATAAGGCATTAGAAAAATTAAAAAACACTACACCTGTGAAAAAAATAGATACAGACGTACCAACAAGTGAAAGTTTTGTTAACGAAGCCAAAGATAAAAAAGGTAAGGGTAGCGGAACAAAAGACGCCTGTTATCATAAAGTTAAATCAAGATACTCTGTATGGCCAAGTGCATATGCATCTGGTGCTTTAGTTAAGTGTCGTAAGGTTGGTGCAGCAAACTGGGGTAATAAAACAAAGAAAGAGGGATTCTCACCAATGCAAGTTGCAGCACTTGAAGCTGCTGGTATGATTGAGTTAAATGAAGCTGGAAAGAAGTGTTGGAAAGGATATGAAAAGAAAGGCACTAAGATGATGTTTGGTAAGAGATACAATAACTGTGTAAAAAAAGAGGAAGTTGAATTTGATGAGGAAATGACAAGTGTGCTTGTACCAAAAGCTGGGGTGAAATTTCGTAGGGTATCAGTAAATAAATCACAACTAAATAAAAAATCTGAAAATGAGAAAGTTGATGAGGGTATAATAGATACGGTCAAAGATGTTGGTAAGAAAGTAATAAAGAAAACAAAAGAATTTATCAACAAACCCATCATCGCTCCCACAATAAATCAAAAAGATTATCAACAACGTGTGAAGGATAAAACAACTCATCAATTAACTGGTGAAGGATTTAAGGGATATGCAGATCTTAGTCATATGGAAACACCAGAACAAAAAAAGGCAGCAGAAGAGAGACTTAAAAAATTCACGGCAGACACATATCGTGAACAAAAGAAGAAGGAAAAGAAAAATGGTGACAAGGTAGATGAGGGAACATCTTATGGTATCTTTAGAGGATCAGGCAAACCATCAGGTCAAATGTCAGCGTTCGATAAAAAGAAAAAAGATAAAGATAAAGATAAAAAAAAAGCTCAAGTAGAAGAAGGAATTACTTTTCTTAAAAGAAAAAAGAAAGGGTCTTCATCAGAATACACTAGAGAAAGAGACGCTGGTAAGGAAGCAAAAAAGGTAATGAAAAAGAAGGATCAAGAGAAGGTTAACTTCCTAGAGCCTGAGGAAACTAATGAATCAAAAACTCGTCTAGTAAAAAACGGACACACTTACAGAGTCATATTGACATGGAGAGGTAAAACATATATGGTTCAGATGTTTGTACCATCTGTCTCTAGACCAACTCGTCAACAGATTGAGAAAGAAGTTCAAAAATTATATCCTGATGCAAAGGTAATGTCATTCTTACCTAGAGATCTTGAACCAGGCGAACCTACTGTGATGATGGGTGAAGATGTTGAAAGAGATGAGTACGGTGATCCAGTCGGTGGCCCAAAGATATCAAAAAAAGAAAAAGAAAAAAATCTCAAAAAGAATGAAAAGGATGAGGATCATACAACCACTACTGCCGAAGAATATGTTGCTGAAGATGATATGAAAGGTATGAGTGTCAAATCTGGACACAAGAGACCTACAAAAAAAGGTGCTGGAATGACACAAAAAGGTGTTGAAGCATATCGTCGTCGCAATCCTGGCTCTAAGTTAAAGACTGCTGTGACTGGTAAAGTCAAAAAAGGATCTAAAGATGCGAAAAGAAGAAAGAGTTATTGTGCAAGAAGTGCTGGACAAATGAAGAAGTTTCCAAAGGCTGCAAAAGATCCGAATAGTAGATTAAGACAAGCACGAAGAAGGTGGAAGTGCTAATGAAAACATTTAAACAATTCAGAGAGGGTTATATGGGCCCAGCAGTTAATCCAAAACATTACGAACCTAAAGATACCATTATAAGGACTACGGATGTTAAAATGAAAAGTGCAGAAAAATTTAGAAAGGGAACTGGTTTTAATCTTCCCATTCCTATAACAAAAAAGAAAACTAAAATCAAAACTGCATAAAATTGTTAATTTATTATGTCTGATACTGTATATCTTGGTAATCCGAATCTAAAGAAAGCGAATGTAAAAGTTGAATTTACTCAAGAGAATATTGAGGAGTTCATCAAGTGTAAGGATAATCCTGTTTACTTTGCAAAAAACTATATCAAGATTGTTTCTCTTGATGAGGGTCTAGTTAATTTTAATTTATATCCATTTCAAGAAAAATTAATCAATAATTTTCATAATGATAGATTTAACATCTGTAAGATGCCTCGTCAGACTGGAAAGTCTACAACTGTTGTATCTTACTTGTTGCATTATGCTGTGTTTAATGATAATGTAAATATAGCAATACTTGCAAACAAGGCATCAACTGCTCGTGACCTTTTAGGTAGATTACAACTTGCATATGAAAACTTACCTAAATGGATGCAACAAGGTGTTCTTGTTTGGAACAAAGGTTCTCTGGAGTTAGAAAATGGATCCAAAATTCTCGCTGCGTCTACATCTGCATCTGCTGTCCGAGGTGGATCCTATAATGTCATCTTTCTTGACGAGTTCGCTTTTATCCCAAATCACATTGCTGACCAATTCTTTGCATCTGTTTATCCTACTATCTCTTCTGGTCAACGAACAAAAGTCATAGTTGTATCAACACCACATGGTATGAATCATTTCTACCGAATGTGGCATGATGCTGAAAGAGAAAAGAATGAATATGTGCCAACTGAGGTTCACTGGTCTGAAGTGCCAGGCAGAGATCAATATTGGAAGGAACAAACTATTGCAAACACATCAGAACAACAGTTTCGTGTTGAGTTTGAGTGTGAGTTTTTAGGTTCTGTTGATACTTTAATTAGTTCTGCAAAATTGAAATCATTAGTATATGATGAACCAATACAAAGTAATCGTGGATTAGATATCTATTTTGAACCAATTAAGAATCATGATTATGTGATTACAGTTGACGTGGCTCGTGGTGTTGGTATTGACTATTCTGCATTTATAATCACGGATATTACATCATTTCCACACAAGGTAATTGGTAAGTATAAGAATAATGAAATAAAACCAATGTTGTTCCCCAATATCATCGTAGATATTGCGAAGGCATATAACAACGCTTTTATTTTATGCGAGGTAAATGATATTGGAGATCAAGTTGCAAGTATCATTCAGTATGACTTAGAGTATGATAATCTTCTATTATGTTCTATGAGAGGTCGTGCTGGTCAAATTGTAGGACAAGGATTCTCAGGTAAGAAAACACAACTTGGTGTGAAGATGTCCAAGACTGTAAAGAAAGTTGGATGTTCTAATTTAAAAACTTTGATTGAAGATGAAAAGATAATATTCAATGATTATGATATTATATCTGAACTCACTACATTCATACAGAAACATAACTCATTTGAAGCAGAAGAGGGATGTAATGATGACTTGGCTATGTGTCTTGTGATTTATGCATGGTTAGTTCAACAAGATTACTTTAAAGAACTTACAGATCAAGACGTAAGAAAAAGAATATATGAAGATCAAAGAGATCAGATAGAACAGGATATGTCACCATTTGGTTTTATTGTTGATGGGACAGAGGATCAAAGTTTTGTTGACTCTGAGGGAGATAGATGGCATGCTGATGAGTATGGTGATCGTTCTTACATGTGGGATTACAGATGATTAGACTTTTAAAATTATTAGGAAACATTGTAGATCCAAGTTGGTGGACAGATCTTATTGGTGAAAAGTCAGGAGCATATGAACGTGCAAGAAAACCAAATAAGTTTAAAGAATGGAAGTTAAAACAACCTCTGTGGAAACAGTTTTTCATAGAAGTTTTAATGTTTACATTAATCGCACTAGCATTTGAACCAGTATTGAATATGTTAGGTATGTCAATGTTACCTTGGAGATGGTTTTGATGGAACTTGAGGATCAGTTTGGATTAGAACATTTACTCTTTGAACAGAGAAAATGTAAGATATGTGGTGAGATGAAAGAGTTGATAAATGATTTTTACAAAACTAGGAAAGATCGAGGAAACGTACCGTCAGCATATGCATATGAGTGTAAAAGATGTTCAATTAAAAGAGTATCTCAGGGAAGAAAAAAAAGAGAAAGGGTAGACATTTATCCTGATTGGTAGCGTTCACGTCATGTTTCCCCATTTAGAGAGGTAGCATTTCATAAATAAATTTAGTAAAACAACGTGGAACTTCGGAGAAAAACATGGCTGGCATAGGTTTAGTATCTCCAGGCGTTAAGGTTAGGGAAGTTGACCTTACGGTTGGTAGAATTGACTCCATAAGTGATCAGACAGGTGCGATAGTAGGCCCTTTTGAAAGAGGCCCTGTATTACAACCTTTGCTTGTCGAGAATGAGCAAGATATGATCGATCTTTTTGGAAAACCAAAAACAAACGATAGACAATACGAATATTGGTACACCGCTTCAAACTATCTACAGTATGGTGGTATATTAAGAGTCGTTAGAGCAGACGGTGCGAATTTAAATAACGCAAACGTGGGTGGAATGCCCGTAACACATCCAACAGGTATTGGATCAACTTCAAGTCTTAAAATTAAATCTTTTGAAGATTATCAAAATAATTACGAAGACGCTGTTACATACAGATTAGCTGCAAGAAACCCAGGCAGTTATGCAAACGGAATGAAGGTTGCATACATTGATGGTGCTGCAGACCAACAACTTCATGTTACACCTCATGTGGTAGCAAATGTTACTGTTGGTATGGCGGTTACACAACCTATCAGTGGAACAATAGTTGGCCCAGGCACAACATCAACCGCAGATGGATATGTTCAAGGTATTGTTACTGGTGTTGGTGCAAGTACAGTTGATGTTAAGGTTGTAAATCGTGTATCTGCTGCTGGAACAATTTTCCCAGTAAGTTATACAGAAGATGGAATCTTCGCATTCACAACAGGAACAAAAACAAGTAATACATTACCTGGCCCTGGCGTTCTATTTTCAAGTAGTTCTTCAACTATTGCAAACCCTGATGCTGGTATTTCAACTTGTGCAACAATCTTCCAAGTTGATGATTGGTATGACAATCAGTTCATTCAGTTAAAGAATGGTGCATTACAGTGGAAAGAGATTGCTGAAAAACCAGGCACTAGTGGATATTCCGCAGCAAGAAATGGTTCAAATGATGAACTTCATATCGTTGTTATAGATGACAGTGGAAAAATATCTGGAGCAACAGGTGCAATTCTTGAGAAGTTTACATTCTTATCAAAGGCAGATGATGCAAAGAACTCTTTTGGAGATGCGATCTATTATAAAGATCATGTTTCAGAAAGATCTAACAACATCTTTATTGGAATTGCAACAGGAAACGGATCTATTGCATCTGGTATCATAACTGCATTTACTCCATCATCAACATCAGATAATACTTGGAGTCAAGATGCACAGGATGTTAACTTTAACTTTGTGGGTAATAAACTTTATGAACTACAAGGTGGTAAGGATTACTCTGGTGTAAGTACAGAAGGTGGTTACTCAACATCTCTCGGAAACATAATCGGTGGTTATGAAATCTTTGAGAATGAGGCAGAATACTCAGTCAACTTCTTACTTAACGGCCCTGGCATTACAGGTAGTCAGACAGAATCACAAGCAAAAGCAAATAAATTAATTGCAATCGCAGAACAAAGAAAGGATTGTTTAGCAGTTATCTCTCCAAACAGAGAGACAGTTGTTAACATAACTAATGCGAAACAACAAACTAAGAACGTTATACAGTTCTATGATCCAATTACATCATCATCTTTCGCAGTCTTTGACTCAGGTTACAAATATCAGTTTGATAGATTTAACAACGCATTCAGATTTATGCCACTTAACGGTGACATCGGTGGATTGATGGCAAGAACATCTGAGGAACAGTTCCCTTGGTTCTCACCAGCTGGGCCTCAAAGAGGAAACATCTTGAATACTGTTAAACTTGCATATAATCCTAACAAAACTGAAAGAGATTCTTTATATGTGAAGAGAATCAACCCAGTGATATTCTCACCTGGCGGTGGATTCCTCTTATTTGGTGATAAGACTGGATTAGCAATTGCTTCTGCCTTTGATAGAATTAACGTTCGTCGTTTATTCTTGAACCTAGAGGCAAGAATTGAAATTGCTGCAAGAACTCAACTCTTTGAGTTTAACGATGAAATTACGAGAGCAAACTTCCGTAACATTGTTGAACCATTCCTTCGTGGAGTTCAATCTAAGAGAGGTATTACGGACTTCTTAGTTATTTGTGATGAAACAAATAACACACCCGACGTGATTGATGCAAATGAGTTTAAGTGTGATATCTTTATCAAACCAGCTCGTTCGATCAACTTCATCGGTCTTACATTTGTTGCGACTAGAACTGGAGTTAGCTTCCAAGAAGTCGCTGGTCGAGTTTAATTAAAGTCCATCTAAATAACAACAGGAGTTAAAAAAAGAAAATGGCAACATTCGCAGAAAGAAACATCACTAATTTTAGAGATAGATTAGTTGGTGGTGGTGCAAGACCAAATCTATTTGAAGTGAATATTGAGTTACCAGATGGTGTTATTGGTCAAGCCGATTACAGAGACGATGTAAGATTCATGGTCAAAGCAGCTGAAATACCAGCTGCTAATATCGGAAATATCCCAGTTCCATTTAGAGGTCGTGTTCTCCCTGTAGCTGGGGATCGCACATTTGATCCTTGGACAGTAACTGTTATTAACGACTCTAAATTTAATATTAGAGACGCAATGGAACAGTGGAGTAACAAAATTAACGATCTTCAATTTGATGTCGGTGATATAAGTCCATCAAATTATCAGACCAAAGCTGAAGTTTTTCAACTTTCTAGAGGTGGTAAAACAACTAGTGCTTCATCAACAGGTGGAGAAACAATCAATGTTTTAAGAACATACAACTTTGAGGGAATTTATCCATCCGTTGTGAGTTCGATTCCTCTTGATTATGGTGCAACAGATTCAATTGAAGAGTTCCAAGTAACATTCAATTACTTATTCTGGACAGTAGGTAATGGTTTACCAGCTGCACCAGCTCCAGGCACCACATAAGGTTGATATTTTTTAGGATATAAGTTATAATATAAATACCTTCAAAGGTATAAGAGTTATACTATGGCACAATTATTTGGTTTCTCGATTGATGATTCGTATAAGAAACCGTCACCATCAGTAGTCTCGCCCGTCCCTAAAAATAATGAGGATGGTGCAGACTACTATTTGGCGTCTGGATTTTATGGTCAATATTTAGATGTAGAGGGCGTATTTAAAACAGAATATGATTTAATTCGTAGATATCGTGAGATGTCACTTCATCCCGAAGTTGATTCTGCGATAGAGGATATATTATGTGAAGCGATAGTTGCAGATCAAAATGATTCACCGATTCAAATTGATCTAGAAAATTTAAAGGCTGGAGATAGAGTAAAACAAATTATTCGTGATGAGTTTCAGTATATCAAAGAGATGCTGGATTTTGATAAAAAAGCACATGAGATATTTCGTAACTGGTATGTAGACGGAAGAATATATTACCATAAAGTTATAGATTTAGAAAAACCAGAAGAAGGAATTAAAGAACTTAGATATATTGATGCACTTAAAATCAAATATGTAAGAGAACAGAAGAAAAAAGGTGGTGCAAATGCCATTCAATATACGCCAGGCAATAATCCAGGCGCTAGTAATGATCCACTAAATGCAGATTTTGAAGGATTATCGGAATATTTTATATACACCCCACATTCATATCAAAAAAACCAATATGGTTCTGTTGCAGTTACAGGACAACAGAAAGATGCAGTTAAGTTTGCTAAAGACGCAGTTGCATATTGCACGTCAGGTTTAGTAGATCGTAACAAACAAACTGTTCTCTCTTATCTACAGAAAGCAATTAAGGCACTTAATCAATTAAGAATGATTGAAGATAGTCTTGTTATCTATCGATTATCAAGAGCTCCAGAAAGAAGAATATTCTATATTGATGTAGGTAATTTACCAAAAGCAAAAGCGGAACAATATCTTCGTGAAGTTATGGCGAGATATCGTAATAAATTAACTTACGATGCTAATACTGGTGAGATTCGTGATGATAAAAAATACATGTCCATGATGGAAGATTTTTGGCTTCCTCGTAGAGAAGGTGGTCGTGGAACTGAAATATCCACATTGCCTGGCGGGCAAAACTTAGGAGAACTTACTGACGTTGAGTATTTCCAAAAGAAACTTTTCCGTTCTTTGAATGTTCCTGAGTCTCGTATGGCTGATAATAGTTCATTTAGTCTAGGTAGATCATCAGAAATATTAAGAGATGAACTTAAGTTCACTAAGTTTGTTGGAAGAATGAGAAAAAGATTTAGTAATCTCTTTCATGATATTCTTAAAACTCAATTAATCCTTAAAAATGTAGTAACTCCCCAAGAATGGGAAACAATGAGTGATCATATTCAATATGATTTCTTATATGATAATCATTTTGCGGAACTTAAAGAGGCAGAATTAATGAATGAAAGATTAGGACTTGTACAAACTGCTGATCCTTATATTGGAAAATACTATTCTGTTGATTATATTCGTCGTAAGATTTTACGTCAGACTGATAGTGAATTAGCAGAACAAGATAAACTTATTAAAGCAGAAAAAGAAGCTGGTATTATTTTACCTACTGAACAAGAGATGATGTTAGCACAACAAGTCTCAGAACTTAATAGTCAAGGAAAGGGAAAAAGTGAAATAGAACCAGAAATTGACGAGACAAGTATTGAAGCTCCAGAATCGCCAGGAGTTCCCAAAGGTGGCGAGATATAAATAAAACATAGGTATAGGATTTTTATCTCATGGATGAATTAATGAACTTGATGATTGCAGATGAATCTCCATCTGAAATTAGTGATTCAATAAAAAATCAATTATTTGCAAAGGCTACTGCAAGAGTGGATGCTCTTAAACCTGCTGTTGCAAATGCAATGATGGGTTATGAACTTGAATCTGAAGAAGATGTAGAACCAGAATCAGAAACAGTTGGTGAACTTGATAATGCTGAAGAAACCGAAGAGGAAGAGTAAATGGCACATCAACCTGTAGGCGCTGGTTTTAGTTTTGCAACGAATCAAACAAGTGCTTCACAAACTTTTACAGTACAATCGGACACACTTAGAGTTGTTGCTAAAAACGCTGGTCAACATGTAGCAATTGGAACTACTGGGCCTGCAACTACAACTGATTACTATGTCCCTGCAAATGGTTCTGCAACTTTAAATTTGGGTAGAGTTAGTTCTATCGGAGTTGCTGGAATTACAAAGGGAGCTGCAACAGTCATTACACTTCCAGAGGGAATGGGTAATCCATTCAAAGTTAATGATGTGATTGTCATATCAGGTGTCACTGGTGTAACTGGATTCAATACGACAGCAAAAATTGTTTCAGTACAAGAAGCTAGAACGATTGGATATGCACAATTCGGTGCAGAATTAACAATTGATCATGACAGTCGAGTTCTTAACTCCGATAATGCAGTTGTAACTGCAGCAGAGGCAAGAAGACAACTGACTGTTTCAGCGGTGACTGACCATACAACATCTGGTCAATTATTTGCACAACAGGTTCAAATCTCAGGAGCACAATAATGAAACTCATTACAGAAGAAATAGAACAGGTTGAAGTTATTGTTGAGAATCGCAACGGTAAGAAGAATCTGTTTATTGAAGGTGTATTCCTTCAAGGTGAAATAAAAAATCGTAATGGTAGAATGTATCCAATGGAGACTCTTGCTCGTGAAGTTGGAAGATATAACGAAAACTTTGTTGATAAAGGTAGAGCTCTTGGAGAACTAGGTCATCCAGATGGCCCGACTGTCAATCTTGACAGAGTATCACATAAAATTGTTTCACTTAAAGAAAGTGGAAATAACTTTATAGGAAAAGCAAAGATTCTTAGCACTCCAATGGGTAAGATCGCATCTAATTTATTAGGTGAGGGTGTTAAACTTGGTGTTTCATCAAGAGGTGTAGGGTCTTTAAATAAGACTAACGAAGGATACAGTGTAGTAGGAGAAGATTTTACTCTTGCTACTGCTGCTGATATCGTTGCAGATCCTTCTGCTCCAGACGCTTTCGTAGATGGCATTATGGAAGGAAAGGATTGGGTATGGGATGGTGGCATACTTCGTGAGAGGATTGCAACTAAAACATACAAACGCATCAACACACTAGTTGATCAAAACAAATTAGACGAAAAGAAATTAAGCGTCTTTGAAGATTTCTTAGCAAATCTTTAAATATATAAATAAAAACAGATTATACAAAAGGTAATTCGGAGAGTTCAAATGTCCCGTGGGAAAAATTTACAAGAAATGGAGAACGCCGTAACCAAGGGTGCAAAACCAGCTGAGCCTATGCAAACTATGGCAGGCGTGAGTTATGAAGACCTCGGTGGCCCAACTCCAGAAAACAATTCACCAACAGACGATTCTAATAAATTAAAGGATCCAGCTGGTGAAGGATCATATGCAGCAAATCTTAAATCAGTAAAAGGTGTCATGGCTAAATCAAAAATGGAAGAAGTCGAGACCGAAGAGGAAGTGGTTGCAGAAGATCAAACTTCTGAAGAAGAAGTAGTCGCTGAGGAAGAAGTTGCTGAAGAGGAAGTTACTGAACTTCCCGAAATCACTGATGAAGTGGACATCGATGATGATGTTAATGCACTTCTCGGTGGACAGGAACTTTCCGAAGAGTTTAGAGAAAAAGCTAAGACAATTTTCGAGGCTGCTCTAAAGTCTAAAGTTACCGAACTTAGAGAAGCCATGGAAGCTCACTACGAAGCAAAGCTCGTAGAAGAGGTCGAAGGCATGAAAGACGAACTTATCGAGCGTGTTGACTCTTACTTAGAGTACGTCGCAGATGAGTGGTTACAAGAAAACGCACTCGAAGTAGAGCGTGGTCTTAAGTCAGAGATGACAGAATCATTCCTAAGTGGAATGAGAAATCTATTTGAAGAACATTATGTATCAATCCCTGAAGATAAATATGATGTCGTTGAGAATATGGTAGACAAACTTGACGAAATGGAATCAAAACTCAACGAGCAAATCGAGAAGAACATAACTATCACTAAGAGTCTCTCCGAGGCAACAGGTGGTAATATCCTTTCCGATGTTTCTGAAGGCTTATCAAGCACTCAGAAGGAAAAGCTCGCTTCACTTGCCGAAGGTGTTGAGTTTGAAAGTGAAGAATCTTATAAGGAAAAGCTTGAGACTCTAAAAGAGTCATACTTCAAGACTGCTCCAAAAAGAAGTGACTCGGAAGTGTTAAACGAAAGCGCTGCATCACCAGAAGTTTCTGGTAGTATGGCGGCATACATCCAGGCACTATCCCATGCCACTAAAAAGTGAATCTCAACTTGTTAATTAATCAAACGTAAACTTATTAGGTAAAAACGCAAATGTTTGGCAACGCAGAACAATTGCAAGAGAAGTGGAAGCCCCTTCTAGAGCATGATGGAATTGATGAAATCAAGGACAATCATCGTAAAGCGGTAACTGCTGTCTTGCTTGAGAACCAAGAAAGATTTTTAAATGAGGAAAGATCATTCCTCTCAGAAGCTCCAACAGTAAATACTAACACTGGTTCAAGTGCTGGTTTCTCTGGTGGTGCAACAGCAACTGGCCCTGTTGCTGGTTTTGACCCTGTTCTAATCTCATTGATTAGAAGATCTATGCCTAACTTGGTGGCATATGACCTTGCTGGTGTTCAACCAATGAACGCTCCAACAGGACTTATTTTCGCAATGAGATCCAGATTTGTTGATGGCACAAATGCTAACAACATGCTTGGAACAGAGGCATTATTCAACGAACCAGATTCAGCATTCTCTGGACAGAACCAAGAGAACGATCTTACAGATGGATTCTCTGGTGCTGCAACTGGTTTAGGTACAACTGCTCAGTCAGGTACTAACCCAGGCGCACTTAACCCTTCAACATCAGCAACTCAGATTGCTTATGATGTTGGTCAAGGTATGAGAACAGATGACTCAGAAGATCTTGGAGAATCTGGAAAGACTTTCAACGAGATGGCTTTCTCAATCGAGAAAGTTACTGTGACTGCAAAGTCAAGAGCTCTAAAGGCACAGTACAGTTTAGAATTAGCTCAAGACCTTAAGGCAATCCACGGATTGAACGCTGAGGCTGAGTTAGCAAACATTCTATCAACTGAAATTCTTGCTGAAATCAACAGAGAAGTTATTAGAACAATCTACAAAACTGCTGAGACTGGTGCTCAGGTTAACGTAGCATCTGCTGGTACATTCAACTTAGACGTTGACTCAAATGGTAGATGGTCTGTTGAGAAGTTCAAAGGACTTCTATTCCAGATTGAAAGAGATGCAAACGCTATTGCACAAAGAACTCGTCGTGGAAAGGGTAACATCATCCTTTGCTCTGCTGACGTTGCTTCTGCATTAACAATGGCTGGTGTTCTAGATTACACCCCTGCTCTTAACGTTAACTTAAACGTAGACGACACAGGTAATACATTTGCTGGTGTTATCAACGGTAAGTACAGAGTGTACATCGACCCATTCGCTGCAAACAGTGCTGCAACTCAGTACTATGTTATCGGATACAAAGGTACTTCACCTTACGATGCTGGTCTATTCTATTGTCCTTACGTTCCACTACAGATGGTTAGAGCCGTTGGTCAGGATACATTCCAACCAAAAATTGGCTTTAAGACTCGTTACGGAATGGTTGAGAACCCATTCTCACAAGGTACAACACAAGGATCAGGAACACTTACTGTTAACGCTAACCGCTACTACAGAAGAGTATCTGTTACAAACCTTATGTAAGTCATATTGCATATTTTTTACGGAGACCCGAAAGGGTCTCTTTTTTTGTGTCTAAATAGTAACATGGACGATAAAGAAGCTGCAAAACTTATTATCAAAAGATCAAAGAAAAATCCAATTTTATACTCACCCGCTGAGATTCTTTATGTTAAGAGAATCAAAAAATTGCAAAAAGTAAATGACTGATTCAGTATCACCCTTTGACAAACAGATAGCCAACAGGAACTACATGTCTCCTCTTGGTTTTAAGTTAATTTTAACTAAAACACCAAAGGTTGATTTTCTTTGCCAATCTGCGAACATACCTCAAATAAGCATGGGAACTGCGGTTCAACCATCTTATTTGAAAGATATCGCTGTGCCTGGAGATAAAGTTTTATATGATGATTTAAGCGTTCGTTTTTTAGTAGATGAAAAGATGGAGAACTATCTATCAATCTACAAGTGGATGACTGGACTCGGATATCCTGAGTCTATAGGTCAATTTGAACAACTAAGAAAAGATGATTTTAGAACTAATCGTAATGTAGGTGATGATGGAGATCCACGTTATTTTGAATTTTCAGACGCTACATTACAAGTTTTAAATAGTAACTATAAACCTAGTGTTTTAATTAATTTTAAAGATGCATTTCCAATCTCACTTTCAACATTAGATTTTGATGTTACAACTCGTGACTACAACTATTTTACAGCAGAGGTGACTTTTAAATATACGATATTTAACATAACTGATCCGAATGGTGTTAGAATAGATAATAACTTCCAAAAATAATTTTACATGATAAATCTTGATAAGATTCAGTCCATGTGGCAAGAGGACTGTAAAATTGATATTGATAATATGCATGAAGAATCAATTAAGGTTCCTCAACTGCATTCCAAATATCACGAAATATTAAACAATTTAATTTTATTACGAACAAAAGCTCAGAAGATACAAAAGAGTGTTCGTCATGAAAGATATGAATACTACTCTGGAAAGGCAGATCCAGAGGTGTATGAAAAAGAACCATTTCCAAAAAAAGTTAGAGATAAAGACGCACTGATTAGATACATGGATGCTGATGATCGAGTATCAGAAACAAATTTAAAAGTCGAATACTATGATGTAATGATAAATTATACAGAGAGTATTCTCAAACAAATATCAAATCGCACATATCAGATAAAGAACTCAATTGAATGGCATAAATTCCAAGCTGGATTTACATGACCCACTTAATTATCAAAAAGAAAAATGAAGTCTTTGTTACGATAGACTCAGAACAATATGTGTATCATGAACTTTCAGATCATTTTACATTTGAAGTTCCTGGCGCCAAGTTTATGCCACAATATCGTAATAAGTATTGGGATGGAAAGATAAGACTTTATGACATGAGAAAGAATGAGATTTACACTGGTCTTGTAGATCGAGTCATATCATTCTGTAATCGTAAAGGATATACCTATGAGTTTGAGGGAAGTAAATTCTATGGTTTGCCACTTGAAGAGAATGAAATGATATCACCAGAGGGTGTCACAGATTATGTAAAAAGTATATCAAAACATAAACCCAGACCGTATCAAATCATGGGTATTCATGATGCACTAAGACATAATCGTAAGTTGTTACTATCACCAACTGCATCGGGCAAGTCATTAATGATCTATGCAATTACAAGATATCATGCGAGCTCGCATAACCGTAGAGTCCTAATTGTAGTTCCAACCACATCTCTAGTCGAACAGATGTATAAAGATTTTGAGGATTATGGATGGGATGTCGAAAAGTATTGTCATCGTGTTTATGCTGGAAGAGATAAAATCAGTGATGATAGTGTTACAATTACTACATGGCAGTCAATCTATAAACTTGATAGAAAATATTTTAATAACTTTGATGTAGTGATTGGTGATGAAGCACATTTATTTAAATCAAAATCTCTCGTCAGTATCATGACAAAGATGCTTGATTGTAAATATCGATACGGTTTTACAGGGACACTTGATGGCACACAAACACACAAATGGGTATTGGAAGGATTATTTGGCCCAACCTATAAAATAATTCGTACAGATGAATTGATGAAGAAAGGATATCTGTCAAAACTAAACATCAAAGTTCTAACACTTAAACATCCAGCAAGAAAATTTGAAAACTATGAGGATGAAATACAATATCTAATCACACATACACAGAGAAATAACTTTATTAAAAATCTCACTCTTGATCAAAAAGGAAATACTCTTATTTTATATACAAGAGTTGAGTCACATGGTCTTCCGTTATTCGACCTCATAAATAGTAACAAGGAAGAAAACAGAAAATGTTTCTTTGTTCACGGAGGCGTTGATACTGAGGATCGAGAAGAAGTTCGTAGAATCACAGAAAAAGAAGATAATGCAATCATTATCGCATCATATGGAACTTTCTCAACAGGAATCAATATTAAAAATCTTCATAACGTTATATTTGCATCACCAAACAAATCAAAGATACGAAACCTACAGAGTATAGGAAGAGTTTTAAGAAAAGGTGACAATAAAATCAAGGCAACTCTATTTGATATTGCTGATGATATTACATACGGATCCTCTAAAAACTATACTTTAAATCATATGATGGAGAGAGTAAAGATTTATAACGAAGAAAACTTTAATTATGAAATGCTTACGATACCTTTAAAAAAATGTCAGATAAATTTTTAGCAGTTGTAAAATTAAAAACAGGTGAGGAAATTATTGCAAAAATTGAACCTTCACCAGAACTTGATGTAATAACTTTAGATTGCCCTGCGATGGTTGGTCACTCAAGTTTTACAAGAAAGCCAGGAGTCAGTATTATCAAAATTGAACCTTGGATAAAAACAGGTCGAGAAACAACATATATAGTGAAGATGAGTAATGTTATTACTACATGTGAGGTTTCTGACGAAGATGTAATTAAAGCATATAATAGATTTGTAAAAGCATATTATGAAACTGAACCTTGCAAAGAAAAACCAAATCCAAAGATGACAAAAGAAATGGGTTACATATCTAATGTTAAGGATGCTCGCAAGAGCCTAGAGAATATCTTTAATAATAGCTAATCCCTTCCTTTGAACCCTTACAGAGTTATTGTAACTGTTTTTTAGGGTATTGTCAAGCGTTTGATTATAGTGTATAATAATGTTATGAATGAACACTATCAAAACATTTCATGGCAAGAAAAAGATCGGAACATTATGTAAATAATAAAGAGTTCCTCGCCGCTATTGTAGAGTATAAAGAGAAGGTCGCCTTAGCTGCAGAGAGAGGTGAAGCGAAACCTCGCATCACAAATTATCTTGGGGAATGTTTTCTTAAGATTGCAACTCATTTATCCTTTAAACCTAACTTTGTGAACTATATGTTTAAGGATGATATGGTATGTGATGGTATTGAAAACTGTGTTCAGTATATTAATAATTTTAATCCAGAAAAATCTAAGAACCCTTTTGCTTACTTTACACAAATTATACATTATGCTTTTCTTCGTAGAATACAAAAGGAAAAGAAACAATTAGAAATTAAAACTAAAATTATTGAAAGATCTGGTTATGAAGAAGTCTTTACTGTTGATGGTGACATGACAGGTAGTAGTTCTGATTACAATCAAATTAAAGACTCAGTGCAAACAAGGATGAATTATCAGTGAGTGTAAAATATAGTATAGCAAATCTTTTCCCCTCAACTGTTCATATTTTTGACACTGATGGATTTGATGAATTTAAAGATAATTTAATTTTTCAAGTTTATAAATTAAGAGAACAAGATCCAAAAGGACATAGTATTTCAAATCGTCATGGTTGGCAATCAAAAGGTTTTCGGTTGTCTGATATGAATAATTTACTTCATTCAACAATTCTTAAAGGTTTAGGTTCATTTCCTTCAATCAAAAACACAACTGAGATGAGAGCCAGTGCTTGGGTTAATATTAATTATCCTAACTCTTACAATGTTTTGCATAGTCATCCCAATTCACATTTGTCTGGTGTAATGTGGATTAAATCTCCTAAAGATTGTGGAGTAATATCATTTGATAATCCAAATGGACATCACACTTATGCCGAGATAAATTCTTATGATCAAAAATTTAACGATAAATATTTTATTCACCATTCTTATTGGCTTCCTCCAATAGAGGGTAGAATGATAGTTTTTCCATCTCATTTACAACATCAAGTTATGGAAAATAAATCTAATGAAGATAGAATATCAATATCGTTTAACATAACTTTAACTAATCCTACTCAAGGTAGATTTCATTAATATGAAAATAGCCATCATTACAGACCAACATTTTGGTGCAAGAAAAAACTCAAAATTATTTCATGATTATTTTTTAAAATTTTATGAAGACATATTCTTTCCAACTTTAATTAAAGAGGGTATTACAACCATAGTTGATATGGGTGATACCTTTGATAGTCGTAAGGGTGTTGATTTTGTGTCATTAGAATGGGCAAAGAATCATTATTATGATAGATTAGAAGAATTAGGAATTACTGTTCATACTATTGTAGGTAATCATACAGCATATTATAAGAATACAAATCAGTTAAGTGGGGTCAATCTTTTTTTAAGAGAGTATGATAACGTAAAGATATATTCAGAAGCTGAAGAAGTTAAGATTGATAAGACAAAATTTTTATTTGTGCCTTGGATTAATTCTGAGAATGAAGAAAAAACATTACAATTAATTGATGATAGTGATTCTCCATGTGTGATGGGTCATCTAGAACTGAATGGTTTTATGGCAACTCGTGGACATTTTATGGAACATGGTATGGATTCAAATGTCTTTGATAAGTTTGAAAGAGTTTATTCTGGACACTATCATATGAGGTCAAATAAAGAAAATGTATTTTACTTAGGAAATCCATATGAGATGTATTGGAATGATGTAAATGATCGAAATCGTGGATTTCATTTGTTTGATACAGATACTTTAGAACATACACCAGTTAATAATCCATATCAACTTTTTCATAATTTATATTACGAAGATACACCACATCAAATGTTAGATATTACAAAGTATGATCAAAAAATATTAAAGGTAATTGTTCGTAAGAAGTCAGATCCAAAACAATTTGAAAAGTACATTGATAAACTTTACTCATCAAATCTAGCAGAACTCAAGATTGTTGAAAACTTTGATTTTACAGAAGGAGAAGAGTTTGAAGCAGATGAATCAGAAGATACAATATCTTTGTTAAATAGATATATACAGGAGTCTGAAGTTGACTTAGATAAATCTGTGATTACAGAAATACTTCAAGACGTTTATCGGGAGGCCTGTGAGGTTGAGTAATGTTTATCTTAGCGGTTAAAGGATTTGAAGAGGACGGTGCTTTCTCCATCGAGAATGATGATGGAGATAAAGTTCTTTTAATGTTTGAAGAGGAGGATGATGCCGATAGATATGCTGAGTTAATATCAATTGAAGATGATTATCCAGAGATGAGTGTGATAGAGATAGATGATTTCGTGGCAATGAGGGCTTGCGAAATGCACGATTACATGTATAATATAATTAGACCAGACGATATCGTGGTTCCACCAAAGAATGATTTGTTTCAAAAAGATAAAATGGCGTAATTTGCTGTCTACTGGTAATCAGTGGACTGAGATTGACTTAAATAAAAAATCGAATACAGTTATTATTGGTACAAATGGTGCTGGCAAATCCACTATGTTGGATGCACTTACCTTTGTTTTGTTCAATAAACCCTTTCGTAAGATTAATAAATCTCAACTTGTAAATGCTACAAATGAAAAAGACTGTGTAGTTGAATTAGATTTTACAATCGGGTCAACAGATTGGTTTATTCGTAGAGGTATCAAACCAAATATATTTGAGATTCATCGCAACGGACAAATGATGAATCAATCTTCTGCTGCCAATGACCAACAGAAATGGTTAGAACAAAATGTTGTGAAGATGAACTATAAGTCATTTACACAAATCGTCATACTGGGTAGTAGTACATTTGTTCCATTCATGCAACTGTCAGGTTCAAATCGAAGAGAAGTCATAGAAGATTTATTGGACATTAAGATATTCTCAGCGATGAATAATATTATTCGAGATAAGATAAGAGATAAGAAAGACACAGTTAGAACTCTAGAGTTAAAGAAAACATCTTTGAAAGAAAAGTTAGAGATGCAACAGAACTTTATGGAGGAGATTGAAAAGAGAGGTAAAGAAAGAATTGATTCTAAAAGAAATAAGATAAATGATTTAGATGAGGAAGTAGATAATCATTCAATGTCAAATAAAGATATGCAAGATGAAGTATCTAACCTAATTAAGAAACAAGAGAAATATGTAGGTGCCAGTAAGAAACTTAAAGAGTTAGGAAATCTAAAGGGAAAGATATCAAACAAAGCATCAACAGTAAAGAAAGAACATAAGTTCTTCAGTAAAAATACGGTATGTCCTACTTGTACACAAGGTATAGATGAAAAGTTTAGGCTAAATAAACTTGACGAAGCCCAACAGAAAGCTAAAGAACTACAATCTGGTTATCAAGAACTAGAAAAAGCAATAACAAATGAAGAAGAAAGGGAACGTCAATTTGTCCAACTCACTAAAGAATCAACCAAACTCACGAATGAAATTTCTCAAAACAACGTTAAGATCTCTGTCTGTCAAAAACAAATCAGAGAACTTGAATCAGAAATTCAAACTATTACCAATCAACTTGAAAACAGAAATTCTGAACATGAGAAACTAACTGAATTTGACAAAAAACTAAAAGAGACTTATGAATCTTTAGGAGAGAAGAAACAAGAAATACTACATCATGACTTTGCCTACTCACTTCTCAAGGATGGTGGCGTAAAGTCCAAAATCATCAAAAAGTATCTACCACTTATCAACCAACAGGTTAATAAGTATCTCAGGATGATGGACTTCTATATTAATTTCAAACTTGATGAAGAGTTCAATGAGACCATTCAATCTCCGATTCATGAGGACTTCTCATATTCATCCTTCAGTGAAGGTGAAAAAATGAGAATCGATCTAGCACTTCTCTTCACATGGAGGGAGGTTGCTAGATTTAAAAACTCAGTCAACACAAATCTACTAATCATGGATGAAGTATTTGATAGTTCACTTGATGGATTTGGAACAGAAGAATTTTTAAAGATAGTAAAATATGTAATTAAGGATGCAAACGTATTTGTTATATCACACAAGCAATCTCTACATGATAGATTTGAAGACCTGATACAATTTGAAAAGGTCAAAGGATTTAGTCGTATGACATAAATAAAATCAAAGTACGGTAATCCGCATGATACTAGAGGAGGCCTGCCACTCACTTAAGTTAGAATGTGCGTTAAGAGATTTAGGTTTTGTTGATATTGGTTGGAAGTGTGTTGCACACGCAGGCATATTCTTCATTCAACCAGTAGGACTTCCAGATGACCCAGAAGGAGAACTTTTAGGATTTTCTTTGACACTACCTAATACTCATGATATGCGTAGAGTTCGTTTAATGCGAACTGCAAAGAGAGCTTTAGACTATGCGACAGGTGTAGACGATTAAATTAGTGGCACAATCGTTGTTTCTATTTTGTGCTGAGGAATTATAATAAGGACATATACGAGAGGTTTAGATGTCCATCCAACAAGAAATTAAATCACAACTTGCAAAGTTACTCGCTACAGAAGATTTGATTGTAGAACACAAACAAGTCGAAACTGCAAGTTTCAATGTCGAGACAAGAGTTTTAGTTCTTCCATTATGGGAGAAGGCATCAAGTGAAGTTTATGATATGTTAGTTGCACATGAAGTTGGTCATGCACTATTCACTCCATGTGAAGATTGGTTAGATAGATATGATATACCACCATCATTTGTAAACATAGTTGAAGATGCTCGTATTGAGAAGTTGATGAAGAGAAAGTATGCTGGTCTTCCAAAGACATTCTTCATTGGATACAAAGAACTACAAGGAATGGACTTCTTTAAGTTGGGTAGCATTGATGTGAATGGTATGGGTATTGCTGACAGACTAAATTTATATTTTAAGATTGGTAACTTTATTGATATTGATTTCACTGATTATGAAAAGACTCTTGTAAGTATGGTCAAGTCAGCAGAAACATTTGATGATGTTCTTGAGTATTCAAAAGTTATCTGGGAGTATGCGAAAGAAGAATTAGAACAGAAGAAGAAAGAACAACAAGAGATTGAAGAGATGAATCCAAAGGATGAGATGGAAGATGGTGATGGTGACAATGAGCAAGAGTATCGCACCACAACTCAAGGCACTGAAGGAGATTCGGAAAAGTCTGATGTTGAAAATGAAGATGAGTGGGATGATGAAGATGATGGTTTAGACTATGATGACCAAGCATATTCAAAAGGTGGCATCACTCTTGGTGACGAACCAAAGGCTGAAACTGTTGAGAATCTTGAAGAGTCACTCAAGGATTTAGTAAATCAAGCTGGTCGTGAGACTCTTTATGTTGAGAAACCAAATGACTTAGACCTTGACAAAGTTATCATCCCTAACTGGTTCATTCATAAGAATATTGATTTTGAGTGGCGTGAAAATACAACATCAGATTTCTTCAATGCTGATAAAGAGTTTGATGAGTTCAGAGTATCTGCAAGAAAAGAAGTCAACTATCTTGTCAAAGAGTTTGAGATGAAGAAGTCAGCATCTGCATACGCTCGTGCTGCAACTGCAAGAACAGGAATGCTTGATATGTCAAAACTTCACACATATCAATACTGTGAAGATATCTTCAAGAAGGTTACAGTTCTACCTGATGGTAAGAATCATGGACTAGTGTTTATTCTTGATTGGTCTGGCTCAATGTCTTACATCATGAAAGATACAATCAAACAGTTATACAATCTAATCTGGTTCTGTCGTAAGGTTCAGATTCCATTTGATGTTTATGCTTTTACAAACTGTCATCCCTATCACAATATGAGGGAGTCACGTTATACAGCAAAGAACAACATAGTTTGCATTGAAGAATCATTTAGTCTTATGAATCTATTCACATCTAAGGTTAATGTTAGAACTCTAGACCATCAGATGAGAAACATCTATCGTATGGCTACTCGATTTGGTTACTCTAATGTTTCTTGGGATGATAGAGATAGATTCCAAGTTCCTATTGGTATGGGTTTATCAGGTACACCATTAGATGAGTCTTTAATTTGTTTACATCAAATCATTCCTCAGTTCAAGAAAGACAATAAGGTTGAGAAAGTTCAATGTGTTGTTCTTACTGATGGTGAAGCTTATACACCTTCCTTTCATAATGAAGTTCAACGTCACTGGGAAGATGAACCATACATGGGTAGGGCTGCTATCTGGTCTGGTACATTCCTTCGTGACCGTAAACTTGGTAAGACATATCGTGTCAAGGATTCTACTTTTGGATTCACTGAAGTTTTACTTGACAATCTCAAAGATACATTCCCAACAGTAAACTTCATCGGTATTCGTCTTCTATCTTCTCGTGATGCTGGTTCATTCATTCGTCGTTATCATGGGTGGACAGATGAAGAGTATAATAAAATCATGAAAGGTTGGAAAAAGAATAGGTCTGTTTCAATCAAATCATCTGCATATGATACCTACTTTGGATTATCTACAACTGCACTTGCAAGTGATGATGAATTTGAAGTCAAAGAAGATGCAACCAAAGCTGAGATCAAGAGAGCCTTTGGTAAAAGTCTTAAAGGTAAGAAGATGAACAAAAAGATTCTTAGTGAGTTTATAGAACTGGTTGCATGACTAAATAGTTCTAAATTCCAAAATAAAGATGGATCATAAAGTTTCAAAAGACATGATTTCCAGTGGTATGATACCATCTGGCGAGAAGACTCAAGCAGATCTAGGTAGAACACAATATGGATCTGCTCCCTCTCCTAGTTCCTTAATGGATGCGTATAGAGCAATCTATGAACACCACCAAAAAGACGCTGATGGTAATGTAATTGAGCATGAAGAGAAAGAGGAACTCAATGAAGGTAAGATGCCTGAAGGTCTTAAAAATTATCTTATGAAGAAAAAGGGTAAGAAAGAAGATAAGAAAGACGATATGAAGAAAGAAGGTGTTGACTTATTTGATCTTGTAAAGGGTAAATTAATTGATGAAGGTTGTGATGAACAGGAAGCGATTAAAATTATGATAAATTTATCTGAAGATGAATTGAATGAAATTTCTGAAGGTTTGGCTGGAATGGCTATTAAATTAGGTGGAGCAGCATTAGGTGCTTATGGTGTAAAGAAAGCCGCAGAGAAAATGGGAACAATGTATGGAACTCCAAAAACTAAAACAGATACTAAGAAGCCTGGATTAATTCAAAAACTAAAAAATAGAACAGACGCTACTAATAAAGCTATTGAACAAATGTAATGATGATTGTGACTAACGCTGACAAGAGTGCAAACACTCTTGCATGGCAGAGATATAAGAAAGGTTTTAAAAGTCGAATAACTGGAAAACCTTTATATGAAGCTGCACCGCATTTAAAAGACAGTTGACAAAGCTGCACAAGAGGGCTTACATGCCCTCTTTTTTTGTCTATAATTGATATATAGACACAAGAGAAAAAATGTTCCAACCAATCGTGAAAAAATCTGAATTGATCTCAGACCTAACAAATCTATACGGATCAAAAATTACTACTGCTGATGTCAAGGGATATTGTGCATCTCATGGCTACAAGTACTACACTATCACTCGTTACTTGAAAGACTTCAAAGTGACTCGTGGTAAGTGGAATTTAAAGGTTACTGCAAAGAAAGTTGCTCAAATTGAAAAATCATTTGAGGCGCCTGCTGCATTACCTTCAACACAACAATCCCTTATCCCTACTAAAGATGATACTTTCGTCCAGTTTGGTAGTTTTCAAGACGTTAAAAAGATTATTCAGTCTCGTCTTTTTTATCCTACTTTTATCACTGGTCTCTCTGGAAATGGTAAAACATTTTCTGTAGAACAGGCCTGTGCATCTCTCAAGAGAGAACTTATTCGTGTAAACATTACTATTGAAACAGATGAAGATGACCTCATTGGTGGATTCCGTTTACTCAACGGTCAAACTGTTTGGCATAATGGCCCGATCATCGAGGCCTTGGAGCGCGGCTCGATTTTATTGCTTGACGAAATTGACTTGGCTTCCAACAAGATTCTTTGCCTTCAATCAATCCTCGAAGGAAAAGGAGTCTTCCTCAAGAAGATTGGAAGATATGTAAAACCAGCGCCAGGATTCAATGTGAT